TACGATTGCGATTAAAGGATCAGATGCAAGTGATAGTCTTAGAGGTGCGGAATTAGATAGATGTGTATTAGATGAATATGCTTATCAAAAAGCCGGAGTATTTGAAGAAGTGATTTATCCCATGCTTACCACAACTCAGGGAAATGCCTTATTGATTGGCACTCCTGACGGCTTCTCCAGTAATAACTTCTATGATTATTTCATCAAAGGGCAAGGAGATGATCCGCTGTGGAAGTCTTGGCAATATACAACGATTGATGGTGGGTTTGTTGATCAGAAAGAATTAGAACTGGCGAAAGGTAATTTAGATGAAAGAGCCTATCGTCAGGAGTTTATGGCAAGCTTTGAAACGGCAGCGAATAGGGCAGCTTGGGCATTCAGCAGGGAAGAACATATTAAAACGGCAGATGAATTGAGTAGCTATCTTATAATCGGAATTGACTTCAACGTGGATTATATGAGTGCGGTTCTTGCTTGTGTTTATGGTGATGGAACTGTCCATTACTTAGATGAGATAAGACAGCAGAACTCATCTACTGAAATGCTTTGTAAGGAAATGAAAGAGAAATGGCCTAAAGCAAAAGAATGTTATCCGGATCCTGCTGGTTCAGCCAGATCTACGACTTCACATCGTAGCGATCACCAAATCCTAAAGGATTATGGATATACTGTATATGCAAGGAAAGCACATCCAAGCCATAGGGACAGATTAAATGCCCTCAATAGGAAGTTAAAAGATGCCAACGGTAGAATTAAAATGACGGTAGATCCTAATTGTAAATATTTAATCAAAGATTTAGAGCAAGTTCAGCGAGATCGTAAAGGTGGCATTGACAAGGCAAATATAGAATTAACTCACAGCCTCGATGCGGCAACCTATTTAATCGAATATAAATGGCCAATAGTTCAACGTATAGCAACATCAATGCAATGGTAGGACTATGATTGTAGAATCCAAAGACTTTGTCAGAAGTGGTTTATCTGACTTTTTAAAAGATATAACCAATGATTCGGTAGAGGCGAGGTATCGTGCTTTGTCTTATTACGAAGGATTAAGAAGTGAAATGGAAGCGGATTTAAAAAGATATTTCCCAATCCAATCACTTGAAGTTCCTCCGATTATTCAAAACATCACCTCCAAGCTGGTTAATGCTCGGGCGATTGGATATAAGAATCCCCCGGAGAGAAGCAATCCAGATTACATAGAAAATGTAGAAGGCTTGGATCAGGCTATGATAACGGCTGAAAGATTAACTTATTTGCTTGGCAGCCACCTTCTTCGATCACGATATGATGAAGAACTTGGTAAGATTGTTTACGATCAGATCATTGAATTTGAGCCGATATTTGAACCGAGGGCTAAGGATCCTTTTGCTTATATATATCCTATCTACAATCATGGACAAGCAAGAGATGAGGAAGTGGTATATGCTTATTGGTCTGCCGAAGAACATTTCTTAATTCATCAATCAGGGAAACTGGAATCCGTCAATGAAGGCAATGTGAATCCGTATGGAGTTATCCCTTTAACCATTTGCCATCGCCATCCATATACAACCGACTTCGTTAGGAATGGTGCTGATGATATTATCAATGCGAATATTATGGTAAATCTATTGATGACTGAACTTGGATTAGCTATGAGGTTACAAGCATTAGGACAACCAGTTATTACAGGGATTGATAATGCCAATCAGGTTAGCTTGGGTGTGGATAAGCCGATGATCCTGCCAGAAGGGGCTTCATTTAATTTTGAATCTCCCGGTGGAAATTTAGGCTCTTATATTGATTCAATTAGATTCTATGTTGATTCTGTGGCCTATAATAACAATCTAAAGGTTAAATGGTCGGTAGGTCGTGAAGCTTTTGTGTCTGGTGAATCATTGAAGATGGCAGAGATTGATCTTACTGAATCTATCATGGGTGATTATCAAATGATTTGGAGAGATGTAGAAAAGAAAAGATTTAATGTTGATAGGACTATCTTGGAAGCTCATGGGAAAAGAGTTTCCGAAGAATATAGTGTGGACTTTTCTGAACCAAGATTCCCATTGACCGCTCAAGAGGAACGTGAGCAATGGGCTTGGGAATGGGAGAATAATCTTTCATCTCCTAAAGATTGGTTGCGGAAATACAATCCAGATCTATCTGAAGATGAAATAGACGATATGGCTGAGGAGTTACAGGTAGGCCAACCACAACAAGAAGCACCTGATGCGGGAACATTATTAGCAGAGGCTTTAGGTAGTTAATGCCAGAGTTAGATCAATTCCAAAAAGATTATTTATCTTTAATTAATAAACTTACGGATCGAGTAATGCAATTAATATTTGCAGGTCAATCTAAAGAGGAGATCTTGCAGATAATTTCTCAAAGAGATTTTAAGCAAATAATTTTAAATGATCCCAAGTTCAAAAGTTCTTTTACTAATTTGAATATCATGTATTTAAGAGCCTTGAAGGATATGGACAAGTTCGCAGATATAAGTCCTGAAACATTGCAAGCATTGACAAAGATTAATCAAGCAACCTTCTTTGAAGATCTATCTGAGAAAATAGCAGTTTCTTTAAAGAGTAATATTACTTCTGGAGTATTAGGAGGTTTGACAAAAGAAGAAATAATTGCAGGGATAACATCCGATTTACGGCCAGATCAGATAGAAACCTTAGTTACTACCGCTTTGAATACATATACAGCCTCTATTAATGCTATAATGGCCGATCAGCTACCAGCTCAGACTGCTTTTGTATATCGTGGCCCGGTTGATGAGAAAACAAGACCGATTTGCTTAGAACTTATGGCGGCCGGTGAAATGACTCAGGAAGAAATACAGAAAAGATTTCCCGGTGCATTTATAAGTAGAGGTGGTTATAACTGCCGTCATCAATGGGCAATAAGTAAAGCAAGAAATATTATGCACTCCCCACAGCAGGCCATAAAAGAAGCAAGCGAAAGAGGTATTGCAGTTGTCTAAGAAGTTATCAGAGATGGTTGATATTTTAACCGATAAACAAAGGCTAATGTTTTTTGGTTCCGAAATGGTTGATAGGATAGTAGAAAGAACTCAAAAAGGATTAGATGTAAAGCTAAATAAATTCAAACCTTATAGCCAAAGCTATTATGAGAGGAAAAGAACCGGGGGATTAAAAAGACAGGCAACACAATTTAAACCATCATCAAGAAAAGATGTGAATCTAACTCTTACTACTGATATGCTTAATTCATTTCACGTAAAAAAGGTAGATAAAAAAGGTGTTACTGTGGGATTCTCAAGTCAAGAAGCAATTAAGGCAAATGCTAATGAGGTGCAAGGGAGAGTCATATCATCCACTAAGAGGCCTGTTTCTAAGGATGATGAAAAATTTATTGCAGACTTCTTTGATAAGCAAGTATTGAAAGCTATGAAAGAAGCAAGTGGTAAAACCGAAATAATAATAGGATAACTCACAAAAGAGGTATAAATGTCAGAAGAAAAAATCAGTCATGATGTAAAAGATGAAGCCGTTAGTGATAACGTGAAAGATCAAGTCGTAACCAGCAACGAGAAAGCTGAGGATTATAGTGTTCCGGGCTATCGTTTCAGAGAACTCAACGAGGCGAAGAAAAGCCTTGAAGGTAAAGTAGCTGAATTGCAAGGCAAAATTAAAGAACGTGAAGTAGCTGAAGCCGAAGAACGTGAAGAATATAAAAGTCTTTACGAAGAAGCAAAAGCTGATCGTGATAAGTTCCGAGATGATGCTGAGAAATTCTACTCAATAGAACAATCAAGGAAAGAACGACTCCTTGAGTCTTTTCCTGAAAAACTTCGTGAGAAGTTAGTCAATTTAGATTCAGAAACGCTGGAACAAATGAAAGACGAATTTACAACAAAAGTTCCTAAAGTAGATGCAAGTAGTGGCGGTGTTTCAGGTGGTAAAGTTTTAGATTGGAAAAATCTATCTACATCTGATCGCAAGAAATACTTTGCTGATATTGTTAGGAACAAAACTTAAAGGTTAGAAAATGGCAAATGTAACCACAACAACTGGTGCCGTATTTCTCCCCGAGCTGTGGCGGGACGCAATTCTCGATTATGCTGAACGGTCTTTCCGTTTGCGTAACCAAGTAACTGACGTTTCAGACGTTGCTAATGGCGATGTTATCCACGTTCCTCGTGTGAGTGAAGAAACAGCGGCATCTAAGTCAGCAGATACAGCAGTAACTTATTCTGCACAAACTGATGGCGAAGTCCAAATCA